AGATGACACAGGAGGATAACATGACAGAAGAAAATGTAACCGATGCTCCTGCAACCGAAGAGGTTGTAGAAGAGGTCGCTGTTGTAGAAGAAGTCGCTCCAGAGGCAGATGCCGTTGTCGAAGCTCCAGTTGCAGACGCAGAAGTTGAAAAGGCTGCAACACCTGAAATTGAAATTTCAGTAGAGAGTGAAGAAGAAGAAGACGATGAGGAAGAGTCTTCTGAGGAAGAGATGAACAAGTCAAACGAGATTTCTGACTTGAAAACCTCAATTACATCAGCCTTTAGCGAAATTCTAGAGGTAGTTAAGGCACAAGCTGCTGAAATTGCCGAGCTAAAGAAATCAGTTGGACACGTATCAGCCCAGATCGCTGACGCAGAGTCTGACTTCTCAAATCTTGGAAAGCGAATCGATGCTGTAGAGCAGACAACCGCTTTCCGTAAGTCTGGCGATCTCGGAGAGATCGTACAGGAACCAGCAATGGTTGAAAAATCAGTATGGGGCGGACGTTTCCTCACAACATCCGATATACTAAAATAACAAAAAAACAAAATTTCATGGAGGTGAAAATAATGTCGGAAGAAATTCTAAAAAATAATCCAGGTGCAACCTACCCAAACTCAGAGGGTGGTTTCGCAGCTGGTGGTATTGGTGGAGTGACTGATCCTGGATTTGCATTCCTGGGAAACACAGAAGATGCAAACTTTGGTCTAACCACAGGTCCTAACGCAGTTAACCCATCAAATACCGCTAATCCAAATTACGAAGGTGCTGGTATCCTACGTCCTGAACAGGCTCGTCGTTTTATCGACTATGTTTGGGATGCTACTACTCTCGCCAACGATGGTCGCCGTGTAACTATGCGAGCTAACACTATGGAACTTGAAAAGGTTAACGTAGGAGAGCGTGTTGTCCGTGCAGCCAACCAGGGTGATGCATCATTCACAAACGCTGGTGCGACATTCTCAAAGGTGGAGCTTACTACTAAGAAGCTACGTCTTGACTGGGAAGTTTCAGCAGAAGCTCTTGAGGACAACATCGAAGGTGCTGCCCTTGAGGATCACTTGGTACGTCTTATGACTACCGCTTTCGGTAACGACATCGAAGATCTAGCGATCAACGGTGCAGGTAACGGAAACGACGCATTCCTTGCAATTATGCCAGGATTCGTCAAGAAGGTTAAGGACGATGGTTTCGCACACCAGGCAGTTCTCAGCAACGCAAACATTGGCTCAGATTGGACCACAGAAGACATGCAGAAGCTTATCCTAGCTCTCCCACGTCGTTACCGTGCTCTCCAGACTGGACTAAAGTTCTACGCTGGTACTGACACATTTGCTAACATCGTTAAGAACAACGGAACCATTTGGGACTCAATCGGCTCAACCGAAGCAGCTCGTGGATCATACCTTGGTGGTATTGACCAGACTGTTGGTGGAGCACGTCAGACTCGTGTCCTAGGTGTACCAGTTCTTGAAGTTCCTTACTACCCAGCAGACTATGTAGACCTTACATTCCCTGCTAACCGTATCTGGGGCTTCCAGCGTGATATCACAGTTAACCGTTTCTACGTTCCTAAGAAGGACACAATCGAATACACCGTATTCGTTCGATTCGGAATCAACTGGGAAGAGCAGGATGCTGTTGCATTCGCAGTTAAGGATGCAGACTAATTCTGTTGCTTAACAGCTAAACCCATGAGGGGGTAGGGAGAAATACCCTACCCCTTCTTTTAATTTAATGCTATAATAATTTAAGGAGGAATCATGTCAGAAATTAAGAATGATTTAAACGAAGCTCCAGAGGTCGAAAAGATCGAAGAGCCAGTCGCTGAAGTAAAACCAGAAGTTGTTGAAACTCCAGCAGAACCTGTTACTGAACCTGTTGTAGAGGCAGTAGTAGAGCCAGTTGTAGAAAAGAAGGCAAAGAAGGAAGCAAAGGCTGCAGATGCAGCAGTTGAGACCGTTGCCCTATTCTCAGAGCGTAACGTTAGCTGGAGTGGTGTAGGAAGGCTTGTAGCTGGCTACAACATTGTTTCTAAGGCAGACGCAGACAAGTGGCTATCAGGCAGCCTAAAGGTTCGTCTAGCAACACCAGAAGAAATTGCTGCAAAGGTGGCAAACTAATTCATGGAAATATTGAGGGTTCCACCATATCCAATCACAACTACATGGGATGTCCCAGACGCTAATCATGCGTACACAATTTATGTAGAGGATGTGGTGGACCACTCAGTAGAAACCGTAGTAGTAACTTCTGATGCAAACGCAAAGGTACAATATGTTCTACCACGCTCAAAGGTACAGTTTGACCGTGACTTTGTTTTCAGGGTATATGACACAGACCTTAATGGCGAAATCGTCGTAGATTCAAACCTAACCGTCTACAGACCATACGTAGACCCAAACACCCTTGGTTCAACACCAACCGAAGTAGAGGACTACAAGCACTGGGAAATTATTGCTCGTGCAATCATGGACTCTTATCTTGGTAATGATTCTGCAACTGGAGAAGGCTTCTATAACCACAAGCTAATTATCCAGGGTGTAGGAGAAGGAACAGACTACTTCCCAGTATGGCACAACCCTAAGCGTATACTCAAGGTATACGAAAACAATATGCTTGTATACGATGCAGATAATGCAGAGGCAACAACAATTCAGTTTGCAATTGCAGCCAATAACTCAGCAATCGTAAAGGTTATTGAAGGAGAGTTTAACAGATTTGAAAACTCACCACAGAGACTTCCAATGGCTTCTGGAGATTTAAACTATTACGGAAGATCAGGAACATCATTCCCAAGAGGATATGACTACACCTTCATCCTTGATGTTGGATACAAGGCTGTTCCACCAGATGTTGAAAAAGCAGCTATTATGCTTATTAATGATTTAAAGTGTGGCAACAATGAATACTGGAAGAGATTTGTTACACAGTACAATACAGACCAGTTCAGCGTTAAGTATGCCCCAGAATTTTTGAAGGGTACTGGTAATCTCATTGTCGACAAGATTCTAGATGGATATAAGGGTAATGTAATTAAACCAGGGGTGATCTAATGCCTGGTTGTGAAACATCCACAGACTTCATGTTTCCACTTACAGTGGATATCTACTACCCAATTGTAACCAAAGAAGGCTACGGAGAACTCAAGAGAGCCTGGGTATACGACAGAACAGTATCTTGCTATTTCACTAACCCAAGCAGCAAGACAAAAGAAGACATTCTTCCAGAAGCAAAGATCGTAGTTGACAGTTCTATTGTAGGAAGAACAAGATCAGATATCACACTTTCATCAAGAGGAGATTATAATTCTCTGACAAACATTATGCTTACAAACATTAAAGATAGAAATGGAAGCATAATCTACAACGAATCGTCTGGTCCTAGAGTTGGTCTAGCAACAGTTTTTGAAGTAGCAACCTTTGTTCCTGCAGTAGGTCCAATGGGTGTTACAGAGTTCTACAAGATTGTTCTAAGACGCTCTGAGAACCAGGCGGTAGATGTATGATAACCACAAAGTTTAATGACGCTACATTTTTTAAAGAAATGAGCAACGTTGTAAAGTACGCAGAAGGCTTTCTAGAAGGTGCTCAAGCAGGAAAGCCACAACTACTTCAAAAGATGGGTAGAACCATTAAAGAGGTAGTAAAGGAGTTTATAGACTCTCAAGCCAGGGTAGACCCACAAAGACTTCACCACGTATATGAATGGTATCAATCAGGTCAGCCAACTGCTCGTCTATTTGACATTGACTATGCAGTCACAGGAGCAGGTCTAACATTCTCTTCAACATTCAGCCAATCTAAATCATTAGCAAGAGGATCAGACGTTCCATTTTATGACAAGGCATATATCATGGAGAACGGAATTCCAGTCACAATCAAACCAAGAACTGCAAAGGCATTAGCATTTACTGATGCTGGAGAACAGGTATTTGTTAAGGGTGAAATTGAAATTGAAAATCCTGGTGGCTCTGAAGTAGCAGGTTCATTTCAAGAGGTAATGGACATATTCTTCAGCAAATATCTAACACAATCTTATTTAGTTGCAAGTGGATTCACGTATCACCTAGAGAATGCAATAGACTTTAAAAAGAATCTGTCCAGGGCTAAGTCTGGCGGTAAATCAGCAGGACGACAAATAGGGTATAATTGGATAGTGAAGGCAGGTGACAAACTATAATGACTAGAACATCCATTTCTAACACTCCAGCATTGTGGGTAAACCACTACCTGGAGGAAAAGCTAATTGACCTTGGCTTTGATGCAGTTCCAATTTTTCCAACAACTCCATCAACCATCAATGACCTAACGGAATACTTTCCACAGGGTGGAGTCATGGGTACATACGACAGAATGATAAGACTGCGTAGGTCCCCATTCCCACACATTAAGTGTGAGCAACTACTATACTACTTCTATGCAACTGCAGAGAATTCAGTACTTAACATGGTTAAGATTACAGAGCAGGTCCTCAGACTGCTTGACAGAGAAGACGAGTCAGCAGAAGAAATCAATAACTGGCAAAAGGGCAAGACCATTACTGTTGATGGAGAGCAGTTGCAGTCTAACTTTGTTTTTCATAAGTTCAGAATCTTTCAGTTACAGGAAGTAAGAGATATCGTAAACTTTGCAACAGCCAAAACCTATGGCGGTAACAAGATAATCGTTGAATTTGACTATCATTTGATAGAAGATATCAACTAGCATAAACGTATGCTATACTTGTAACGAGGAAACAAAGCCCCTCTATTCTATAGAAAGAAAAAGAGGTGACTAATTATGGCATATACACGTGGAGATTCAGCACAGATCGTCGTTGGTGCAGCTGCCTTCTTCGTGAGCAAGGTTGCAAATGCAACAGCTCCTGCATACGTTGCAGATGAAGATTACAAGGTAACAGTATCAGACGATGCAACAAACTGGAGAAACGTTGGTTATACCAGCAACGGTCTTGAATTGATGTTCGAACCTGACTTCGGTGAAGTTAAGGTCGATCAGCTACTTGACGTTGCAAAGCTCTTCAAGCAGGGCATGAAGGTCTCTATGAAGACAAGCTTCGCAGAAGCTACTCTTGAGAACCTTCTCCTAGCAATTGCTCAGAACAGTGACGACCTTGACGTTCACAGCGAGGGAACTTCCCCTACCGCTGTTGGATCAGAGTTCGACATTAAGTCTGGTGAACTCGGAGAGTACCCACTTGAGCGTCAGATCATCGCTATTGGTGCATCAGAAGAAGCAGGTTCGCTTGCAGGAACTGGAACATCAGCACAGCGTGTCTACATTGCGTACCGAGCACTTTCAATTGAAAGCGTTACAGTATCAGCAAAGCGTGACGAGGCAACAATGTTCGAAGTTAACTTCCGTCTACTTCCAGATGAAAATGGAGTCTACGGAAAGATCGTTGACCGCACATTCTAATAACTAAATAGTATGGACTGCCCTGGCAAAACGCTGGGGCAGTTCTTCTTTTTTGCGGTATAATTAAAGAATGCCAACAAAAATATATGAATCAACTATTGTAGAAACAGTAGATGGAGAAAGACTGTACATAACTCCATTAAAAATAAAATACCTCAAACAGTTTATGCTAGAGTTTGACAAGATGAAGAGTACAACAAGCGACTCTGAG